GTCGAAGTGGAGTTTAACCAGATGGCGATTAACCACCAGATCAGTAGCATGTGCTACGAGTTGAAGTTGAGCTTCTGTTAGTGACTTATGTCCCAGAAATGGTGCTAAGCCCAACAGATTTAAGAAACCCAGAGGACCGGTCATCTCTCAGATAAAATTCTGAGGGAGACGCTTGTTCCTGGCTATCTTCTCAACCCATCTCTCAAGATCTAAGGCTTGAATATGAGTTCCCCGAGAAAACATATCCCGTACAGCTGCAACTAAATGTCTAGGCCTTATTAAGGTCATAAGCATAAGTTTTGGCGATACAGGAGAATAATCTCCTCTAGGGCTAACAATACGTTTCGCAAACTCTGCGATTCCTATTGTTGACTCAAGAGATTTAGACTGATTAATGTCCAAACCTAAGTATGTCATTAGAGCAACGTACGCCTTAGCCACTGAAGAATCAGCGATTACGACGTCGTCACCTAAAACGGCATACAAGTCAAACCATTTAGATCAACCCACTCGCCTTGCGGCGATTTGGATGATAATATGGTGAGTTAGCGCGAGACTCCCTCACGAAGATAGAGCCCCCATAGGTTGACCAACGGCGTACCTATAAGGCACACCGTCAAGTCACCATGGGCGATCAACTAGCAACTGTTTCCAAGCTAAAGCTAACTCAGGACCTTTAAGGGTCTGGAGAACTTGAACTTGTAAATCAATTGGAAGTCGATCGGTAGCAGCGGTTAAGTCATATGAATAAAATGTGGTACAGCCTTTCTCATATAGGGCATTAAGAGGCTTTAATTGATCAAATGTCCCATCTTGAGGTATAAGCTTCAGGATGGCAAACAAATAATCATGTAAAGGCTTCAATGCACTTTGAGTTCAAAGGTCTGTAATCGCAAATATTCTAACTTTCCCAGCTGCCTCGAATTTTCGTGAGAGACGACCTAGTTTGGCATCATCAAGTTTCTTCTGAATTTCATTAGATTCTTTAGTGTTCAAATGTAGGTACGACTCGTGCCAACCATCTGTATAATATTCCACATCGTCTTGGAATAATTTCCA